ATGAACGAGCTAACTGTAGGATCCTGGACTCACCTTTCTTGGGAGAAAGTATAAGTTTCATTATCTCAGGGATTGTTTTATCCGCTTGCTGGTCAATGATAGCACCCGAAGCACGTAGCTCCTGCACGAGTTTGCCTAACTCGCTGGCCTGGTCCAACTTAGTTCCCTGTTGATTAGTAACAAATCTATTACCGATTAACTTAATCGTCTCTGTTGCGGACACCATGTTGAAGATGTAACCCTCCATCGCTTGGGCGGGGTCCTCGTAGTATTGTAACAGCTCATCAGGGATCTGGCCCTTTATCGCACGTTCACGAGCGTTGCCTGGCAGCATATTAGGATTATCTTCGGAAAACTTTGTAATGAATTTGTCCCACTCCTGTGCTTCCTGTAGCGCTGTCTCCTCGCTTCCTATAGTGATAATCACGTCGTCCTGGTCTGACTTCTCTTTAAGCTCTCGGCTTATCCTTTGGACTGCCGCTTGGTCGTTGTTCCTACTAGCAGTTACAAGCTCATCATTGAGGGTTAACATCTCACCGCGAACCTTCAATATAGCTTCGTTTCTAGTATCTATAAAACTTTTAAAACTTAATCCAACCGTCTTGCCCCAGTAAGCCTTGACCTTTTCCAGTGCTTTGAAGTTCTTGATTTTGCGAGGGAAGTAATCAAACAGATCACCTATATCTACACCCCGTGCTTCTAGGTCCTCTCTAAGTTTTTTCAGAGATGGGCGCACAAGGTTATTGTAGTCCTCAAGCATACCGTATTTAGCCAGGAGCGCCTCCTGTTCGGCTGTGCCTGCATCGGCAACCACGGGGCTATACATGAGGAGTTGCTTCAGCCTCTGGCGGTCCTCCTTATTCTTGATGGCTCGCATCTTCACAAAGAACGGTGCCATCGCAGTCTGATAGGCAAGGACCTTGGTTTGTATTGTCCCGTAATAATCCCGTATTAAGCCCTTGAGCCTTGGGTGTATCTTGCCCAGGACGTAACTAACCGTGAATAGGTACTTGTCCGCAAAGTTAAGATCAATCTTACGCTTACTCGGCGGCTTACCCGCCTCGACTACGTCCTGAGAAGTTATCTCTGAGTTAGGGTTCAGGTCCACGGAGTTATTTATCGCGGCACCTACAACTACCTGGTTGCTTGGGCGCACTGATGGGTCAACCGCCTTGAGCAAATCCGCAGAGGCCCGTATGACACCAGCTACTTCTGGGTTAGAAACCTCGGAGCCAAATGTCCTAGCAACGAATCCCTGTATAGAACGGAAGAGTTTCTTAATCTTTTCAAATGATTTGCCCTTGGCATATACCTCAGTGATATCCCCGTAAAGGGCCTGCTGTATGACAGCCCTGCTGTACTCAGCCCCGAAATCCATGTCGCTACCTAGATTAAAATAAACCTCAGACAGGGCCTGTCTCTGGTCCCCTGTAAGATCCTGGCCGAGCTTAGTCATGAAATCCGTCCAGGCCGCTGTCTTGCTTTTACCCCTGTTCTGGTTAATCAGGACCTTGTGCATCGCTGCGTGGATTAACTCCTCGCGCATACCAGCAGTAAGATACTGGCTGTTGTTGTTGATTAGACCGACTGGATTGTATTCAATAACGCCCTGCGTTACATTGTATTGCAAGGCTCTAGTGATTGAATAATTAGGAACAATATCGACCCCTAGCTTCCTAGCTATAGGGGTAAATACCTTGCTAATGAATCGATCTAACTGACCAACATTCTCAAAGGTCTTACCCTCGGTGATTATGTTAGCTATCTCAGGACCAGTGTCGGTCCCAGCGGTTACTTCAGGTTGCCCAGCATCTCTAGTATCCTGACGACCTGTTCTTTTTTGCTTTCGCCCTCTAGACGATGCATAGGCTGAGGGATTTTGACCTGGCCTCTTGGCAAGTAAGTCTCGGATTGATCGCTTGTCGCCTTTAGGGAGTTTTTGTTTTCCTTTTCCATCTCTTAATTCTATTACGGTTTGTTTGTCTAAATTGTATATGGAGTCCTGATCGCCCCAGATACCTATATTAATTGCGTCTTGTTTTTTATCAATAGCAAAAGTTATGTCAAGTTGATAAACTCCTTTGTCTGCATTGAAGTAACCTCCAAGCATCGCACCTTCGTATTCTAGCTTATCTGAATGCCGAATAAGGTAAGTTATAAGGGTCTCGTCCGTTAAACTCCCTGGAGTTATTGAGAACTCAGTGCTTTTGTCTGGAGCAACAGCATATCCAGTGCTGGTTGGCTGGCCGTCAAGTTCTACGGTGAACCCGTTAGGATTGTTTGCGATTATATTCTTTAGAGCATTGACAGCATTGATTGCCGTCTGAGTTCCCTTGTATTCAAACAGTGTAGCGGCTTCAGGAAAAGAAGTCTCCGCGCTTCTTAGCGCCTGATTCACCTGCTTGTTGCTTTTCAATACATCATTGACATTAAAACTTTCCTGGAACACACCAAGTCCACGGCCCTTAATTACTAGTGGATACGCAGTATGAGGGTCCGCTCCAATTTGTTGTGCTTTTACCGACGATGTTTGTCCTTTGTCGAACTCAACTGCCGCAACTATTTGACCGCGAGGCAGGTCACGTAGTGATGGCTCCGTGAATAGATCAATCATACGAACAATGTCTGGCATTCCTGCCTTTACATTTGCTGCACTGCCCATGCGCTCACCCCTAAGAACTTTCTGCCCACCAACGGTTGCGTCCTTGGCTCCTAACATTTTGCCACGGACCTCAAAGCCTCCAGCCTTCATAGCTTTATTGAAGTCAGATACGCTCTTGAAGTTCTTGTTAAATAATTTAAATGCAGGAGAGTTTCTTTTGACTGCAAATGTTACCTTGCCTGATTTGCTGGTAGTCTTCAGATTAACCACCTGCTTTCTCGCAGTGTTAGCAATCTCTAGGAATTTTGCTTTTGATATCTTTTTGCTTTTGATTGCGTATTCAACCTCCTCTATGTAGGCCTTCAAGAAGGTTTCATTAGCTCGGAGATTTTCTTTTTTATACAGCGCAACCAGACCTACCCCGTCCGTGGACTTAACTTTTTTGTTGAATCTAGTAAATATACCCTCCGCAGTAAAAGCCCAACCTGCATTAGCCTGCTGGTTCTGAGGAATAAACGGGTATCCAACTCCTCCTTGCAGGGGTATACTTATGTTGCTGTCTCGATCAAGTCCCTCATAGGTTCCAACGGCCATTCTATCCGCGAAGTAAACGAACGCCTTAAAATTACGAAGTATATCTCTAGATATTGTTGGAGCATTTGGGATAGTGTTGTTTACTGGAGTTGATACTCCCGCTACAACATCTTCACTTGTATCAAAATCAATATCCTGATCCAGGACTTCGCCATGCTCTCCAATTGCTTGGTTAAGAATATAGTCAGTCTCCTCCTGTGTTAAGGCACCCTCTGGTTCTGGTGCGGTCTGTGGCTTATCGTATTTCTTAAGAAAGTTTCTTAGTTGAGTAGCTGCCTTTTTAAAGAAGGCATAAGTAGAACCAG